TCGGGCATGTCCGGGCGCCCAGGGACGGCCGGGATGTCCGGCACCCGCGGGCGGCGGACGCCCTCCACCAGAGCCGCACCGCGGCGTTCGAGTGCAGGGGGCTGCACGGCTACTTGGGCAGCGACTTGCCCTGGGCTGGCCTTCGGTTCTTCCGCGGGCCGCAATTTACGGGGTGGGACTTCCTGCGGCAGCGCGCCGGGGTCTTCCGCGTCTACGGCTCGCGGCATTGACCGGCGGGTGGTCGTCTCTCCGTGCCCGCGGATGATCCTCCCCGGCGGCATGTCGTCGCCCGCCGCGGCATACAGGCCCTCCGGCTCGATGGCCGGGATGCCCTCGCCGGGCTTGGCCGTGCCGGCCCCCTCTGTTGTGGTCCACTCCGGGGCTTCCGGCGCGGCCACGTCAGGCCGTGCTGCCTGGGGCATCGGCTCGCCGGCTGGGGCCAGCTCCAACGGGGTCGGCTCTGGCTTCGCAGCCACGCGAGCCATCTCGGCGTCGTGCTCTGCGGCCAGACGCTTCACGAGGTTCGGGCCGAAGCGGTTGTACGCCTTGCTGCCACCCACGGCACCGACGCCCAGCTCCAGCAGCTTGCTTGGGCTGGCGTAGGCCCGCATGCCGCCCGCACCCACGCCGACAGAGTTCGCGCCGACGCTGACGTAGCCGTGGCCCGTCCCGCTGCGGTCGGCCACCAGCGCGCCGGCCTTGGCCAGATCGGTCAGCCCGCCGCGCTCGTTGGCGATGCGCTGCCGGCCCGCCTCGCTGCCGGTGAGCCGCTTCCACAACTGCCCCGGCTCGTAGTAGCCGGTACGGCCGAAGTCGTCGATGTCGGGCAGGATCTCCATAGCGTAGGCGTACCGCCGCCGGGCCATCTGCACAGCCTTCGCGTCCTCGGGCGTCATCTGGGCCTCCGCGGCGTCGCGGATGGTGTCCTGCAACGCACGCAACCGCCCGACCAGATCCTGGTTCTTGGTGGCACCACGGATCTGCCGGCCGATGGCGGTGTCAATCTCGCGCGCCGCCTGGCCGGGCAGCACGCCGTCACCAGCTTCCGCCTTGTCCAGAATCTCGCGGACCCGGTTCATCGTCATGCGGCCCGTGTCCGCGTCGGCGTTGTCCGCAGCATCCTTGGAGATCGCCTCCAGGCGCGAGCGCATGCTGCCGCCCACCGGCACGTCGGTCTTCGCCATGCCTTCGCCGATGGTCTTGCCCTGCTTGTCCAGCACGCGGTGGAACGTCTTCGTGTCCAGGCGCGTGGACGCCTCGTCCGGGTCCAGCTCCTTGATGAGCGCCTTGGTGAACGCCTTGGTGTTCTGCTTGTAGACCGCGCCGCCAGCGGCCGTGCCCAGGGCGCGCACCGTCTCGCCTTCGGCAACGTGGTGCGGCAGCACGGTCAGTCCGGCCTTCTCCGCGGCGGGGACCGCTTCCAGCAGCGCCGGGTTCGGCTGGACGACGCGCTTCGTCAGGCTGCCGACCTGGGCGGCGCCCGCTGCAGGCGCCTCGGCTACCGGCGGCAGGCCGGGCGGTACTTCTGCGGTGGCCACCTGAGCGCGCAGGCCCTGCCGCGCGTTGCGCACGTTCTCGGTGTGCCGGCCGGTGCCGGTCATGCCGAGGGGGCCGGCCAACACCGACGCGCCGTGGCGCTGCGCAAACTCGCCGATGTCCTGCAGGTACTCTTTGCCCAGCGGCGTCTGTGGCTGGTCGGCCAGCATTTCGGTGGCCTGTTGAGCGCGATTCACCGCCGTCTGTTCGATCGCATTCGCGTCAAACTTGCCACTCGCTACGCTGCGCAGCAGCCCCTCGCCCATGCCAACACCGAAGCCCACGCCGCCGGGGACGATGCTGGCAATCGTGGCTCGTGCCGCCTCAAGCCCGCCGCGGATGCGGGCGAACAGCCCCCGCTCCTGATCGGGCACCGGGGCCGGGCGTGCGGCAGGCGGCGCTACCGCCCCGGGCGAGCCCATCGGTATCTGCGCCACGCGGTCGGCGTAGCCGGCCGGTGTGCCGGGGATGTCGGCTACCGGCTCGCGCTTGGGGGCCGGGGGCGCGGGGGCACGGTTGCCGTACTGGGACCACGGGCCGTCACCATCTGCGTACTTTTCCCACGGGGCCGTCATTGCACCTTCTCCCAGTTCGCCTTGTCAGCGGGATTCCCGCCCTTGAACCTGTACCCGCCATCAACTGTCCCTGGGGCTGGGCCGCGCGTCCCGCCGCCCAGGCCAGCCGCCGCTTCCACGCGCCCGGCCATCCCGCCGAACCGTTCCTCGGCGAGAGTATCCCGCACCGTGCGGATGCCATCCTCGCGGTTCTTCACTTCGGTGCGCAGCGTCTTCATGAGCGACACCAACTGCGGGTGCGTCATGTCGGCGTGCATGAACTTGTCGATTTCCTTGCGCGCGGAGTCGGTCAACTGGCCGGTGAGGCGCGGCTGCGTGACGATGCGGGCCACTTCGGTGGCCACCGACCGCATGGCGCCTTGGTACGCCGTGAGTGTCGGATTGCCAGTGAACGAGGACACGGCCAACTGGCCCTTGCTGATGATGGGGATGTCGCTGCGCGGGAGCTGCTTGGAGAGGGCCTCCAGCACCGCCATGTTTTTGTCCACAGTCGAGCTGAACGACTCGACGGCGGCGTACATCTTCTCGATCTCCTGCGCGGCGCCGGCCTTGATCTTGTACGCCTCGCCCTGCTTCACGACATCCGACAGGCTCAGGCCAGCAGCCTTCATCAGGCGCATGCGCTCGGCGTTGTACCGCTCCAGCAGCTTGCCGTTCTTCGTCGCCGGGGCTTTGCCAGCCAGCCACTCGGCGGCAATCAGGGCGTCGGGGTTGTCCTCCGGCCTCCCACTGGCCGCCGCAGACGCCCCGCCGCCCAGACCGGTGCCTCTGCCAGCCCCACGGCCGACGCGCTCCGGCAGCTTGCCGGTGTCGATGTAGCTCATGCCGACACCACTGCGCACTCCGGTGCGCAGGGCCGTGCGTTCCCGGTTGGCCTGCTCCGGCGAAATGTCTCCGTTCGCTTCCGCAGCATCGACCTCGGCGAGCTTGGCCATCAGGCCCTGCACGCCCGCCGCCGGTTCCTTCGCCTTCGGCTTCAGTCCTGCGGTGACCCGGTTCGCGTCGGCCCGTTCTTCCGGCGATAGCGCCAGCAACGCACTTTCCGCCGGCTTCAGCTTGCTGCGGCCCAGCGCCGTCATCGCGTCCACGTCGGCCTTGGTCTGGTCGCCCACGGCCTTGGCGCCTTCGTCCAGCTTGGCGCGCAGTTGCGGGTCTTGCAACACGGCCGACAGCGCCCCGAGCTGGCCCATGTAATCGAAGGCGTGGGCGAGGTCGATCACCTTCACCTTGTCGTTGGGGTCGGTGCTGCGGTTCTCAGTCAGCGGGGCGTCGTAGAACGTGACCCCACCGCTCTCTGGGCGCCCTTCGGCGTGTGGCGTGCGCACGTACACCCGCACCACCGGCATCACCTTGTCGGGGTGGTCCTGCCCGTTCGCATCCTGGGCCGGCAGCAGGTGGATGATCTCCTTGCGCACGATCTCCCCGCCGTAGGGGCTCTCACCACCCACCCCAGCACGGAGATCCGAAGCGAGCATCTTGTTGACGCCCTGAAGGGTCATGCCCTGGTTCTTCGACTGGAGCCCCTGAACCGCCATCTGCGCGCCACCGGCGGCATCCAGCAACTGCTCCGGCGTGCGTCCGGTGGCCAGGCTCATGTTGCGGTACAGCTCGGGCCCAGACAGGGTGTTCGGGTCCACCTGCCCGGCCTGTACTCGGGAGAACAGATCGAGCGCCCCTTGGCGCTCGGCGGCCAACCGCGGCGCGAGAACCTTCTCGCGGTGCTCCCGGCGGGCGCTCGCGTTGGTGGTGATCCGCTGCCCAAGCTCTGCTGGCACCGGCTGGCCAGACCGTTGCAGTCCGGTCACCGTGTCCAGCAGCTCCGCGTGCTCGTCGTTGAGCGCCTTCCACTGGTCGGCGTCCGCTTGCCGCGTGTCCTGTGCCGCCAGCCGCGCCTGCTGGTCGGCGTACTGTTGCTGCTGCAGCCCGAACGCCCGGTCGCGCTCCATCTGCTGCCGCTTGTCCATCTCGGCTTGCCGCTCGCGGTCCTGGATCTGGAAACCCAGGCTCATGCCACGTTCGAGACCTTGGGAGAGTGCCTCCCCAACGCTACTTGCCATGGTTACCCCTCAAGCGAGCCCGCCAGCGATGCCACCGATCAAAGCGCCGATCGCGGCGCCCCAGGGACCGCCAGCCGAGCCGTACTCCGCGCCAATCGCCATACCACCCATCGCCCCGACAGAAGCACCCAGGGAAGCGTTCCCGGCTTTCCGTTGCTGCGCGCGCTGCTTGTTCTCAAGCTCGCGCTGCTCTTCTTGCTTCGCGGCCTGAGCGAAGAGGCCGGTTGCCTCGACCTGCTGCTGCTGCGCGGTGCCGGCGAGGGATCCGCCAAGTCCGTAGGTCGCCATTTCACACTCCTGATTGCGTGGCCTGTTTCGTCGCGTCCGGCGCCGGGCTGCCCATCAGTCCGTACTGGAGGTTGCGGGTCTGCGACTGCGCCACGTTCTGCGCCTGTACGTCGGCCAACGACTTGCTCAGCCCAGCGGCTCGCTGCTGGGCGGCCTGCTCGTCTGCGGTGAGCGACACGCCTAGGCCCTGCATCTTGCGTTGGAAGTCGCCTTCCTGCGCCGCGAATGCGTTCTGCACGTTCTGGCTGGCCGCGGCCATCGCCTTGGCCGGCTGCGTGGCGTCCGTGGCGAAGCCGATCAGCTTGTTCTCGATCGGCACGTAGGTGGACACGTAGTCCGCCCACTGCTGTCGCGTCAGCGCTGCGTAGGTGTTGCTGGCGAAGCCCATGTGTCACCTGTAGTTGTTCTGGCCGCGCATGCTGTTCGGCAGGTAGGTTCCGCCGTTGATTCCGGCCGGGGGCTGCTCGCCCCCGCTCGGCTTCTTCGCGGCGGAGTACCCCAGACCGGCTGCCTGCCCCGCAACCTGCGCGTTGCCCATGCGGTTCTGCAGCGAGATGTCGGCGTCGACTGCGGCCTGCCTGGCGCTCATGCCGGCCTGATCTGCCAACCCGGTGTCCACCTGCGCGCGCTCGCCTCGGCCCATGGCCGCGATGGACGACAGGCCCTGCATGTATGCGTGGGTGACCGCTTGGTCGGAGATGGCGATGTTCTGCCCCTTGGCCGCGGCTTTGTCCAAGCTCAGGCCGCCCATGGCCAGTTTGCCCTTGCTGGACCCGACCCCGGCACCCGTGCTGCTCAGCCCGGCCGCCAACTTCTGCCCCGCCTGCCCGAACTGGGCCTCAACATCCGCGCCGGCCCGCCCGGCAGCCGCCTCGCGCACGCCTGAATCGGGGGCCCCCATCTTGTTGGTGACCTCGATCATGCGCTGCTGCACCGGCGCCCACCGCATCTGGTAGTCGGACATCAGGTTGTTGGCGTGCTGTGCCAACGCCTGTTGCGCGGGGGTTTCTTTGACGCTATCGTTGCCGCCCACTGTCGACGCTCCTCACGAACTCTTCGTCACCTCGCGGGGACCACTCCGGCCCCAGCACGCGCTTCCAGCCGCGGCGAGCGGCGCGAAACGCAACGGTCGATGCCTGAAGATCGTGTGCCATCTGCAGCACAACGGCGTCTTGCCGGCGGAAAGCCCCGAACCGGTCTGCCACTGCTGCCAGGACGAACAGTTCCAGATGCTCTCCGGCTGGGTCTGGCCTCAACTGCACGACCAGCAGGCCGTCAGTGCCGGCCAGCGCCAGCGTGTTCGGATTGTCGCACTGATCTGCGATCCTGCACGCTTGTGAATCTGTGAGTACGCGAGGAACGACACGCCGCAGCCTCGCCAGCACTTCAGTTGGGGCCGCGCGTCGCCAATCCTGCACCGCAGTCAGCCCGTCGGGAACGCCGCGGTGGGCACGGCGGACACGTCTCGGGCCACGCCTTTGGTGATGCGCAGTTCGTCAACGCGCCCGTTCAGGTTGTTGCCGGACGAATTATCTCGCCCTATGGACATAAGCCGGTCAACAAGCTGGTAATCGACGGTGTGGGCTAGCGGCGCTCCTGACCGCGTACCGTCAACCCAGCACTCCAAGACGCCAGATGCGCGCCGAAACGCCAGGTACTGCCACGTTGTCGCGGTGAGGTAGCCGAAAGAAGCCAAGCCGCCATCCCACCCCCACGACACGACTCCCGCCGTGCCCAAGGTTATGTACCAACCCAATCCCGAGGATGACCGCCGGTTTGACACGACGTAGGGGCTCGTACCAAAACTTTCGGCGCGCAGCCACATTTCGACGGTGAAATCGCCGGTCCCGAACTGCGTGTCTGCCGAAGCCGCGCACGTAAACGCCGAGTTACCGCCCCCAGTGAATAGCGCTGCGGTGGCGCCGAACCGAGCGTCCGTTGTGGACAGTGTTGGCAGCAACGACCCAGCAGATGACACCGAGCGAGCGTAAGAGGACGAATCAGTCGTCGTCGTTTGCCCGTCTGACCCATCGAAATGCATCAGCAGCACGACGTTCGCCCAGTACGGATCCGTGGCCGGAGGCGGGGGACCCCCGCCTGCCGCGAATCGGTAGGGGTTCAGCAGCATCATGCTGGCGTCCCGATCAGATAGACCTTCAGCCCCTTGGCTGTACCGTCCCCGATCTGGTTGATGTCGATCGTGATCTCGGCGTCGTCGGCCAGCGCCGTGTCGCTGATGACCGGCCCGGTCGTGGCGGTGGTGCTGGTCTTCTTGCCGTTGTCGATCGTGATCTTGGTGCTCAGGATCGACGCGCCCGCTTTTTTCACGTCGACCGTGAAAATCGACCCGCTGGTCTGCGCAGTGGTCAGCGAAGCGCGGACACCGGTCAGTGTCATCGGGTAGGGCATGCGGAACGTGACCTTGGCCGTCCCGGCGGTCAGCGCCGTGGCCTCGTCACTGCACGCGACGGCGATGCACTGGTGCGGCGTGCTCGCCGCGGCCAGCGCCAAGATGTCGGCCACCGTTGCCTGGACCACCGCGCCCGTGACCAACTCGACGATGACGATCGAGCTGGGGGCAACAGCAAGCCCGCTGGGGACGAAGGGAAGACCGCTGGGTTTCGGCATATCAGGCCACCAAGATGGCTCGGTTGTTGGCCAGGATCGCCTGGCCTGCGGAATCGTACAACACCACGTCGCCGGCTGTGGCTGCCGCAGCGGTCAGCGCGGCCACCTCGGTCTCCAGCACTGCGACCCGGGACGTGAGTGCCGTCAGGTTGCTGCGCTGCGCTTCGATCTCTGCGGTCAGCGCGGCCAGCGTCGCGCTCGCTACCGCGCTCGCCCCTGCGCTCTGCGCGCCGCCGCCGCCGCCGGTGGACAGCCCGGTAACGCGCTGCTCCAGCGCCTCGATGCGCTGCCGAGTGCTCTCGATCGCGGCCTGCACCGCGCGCAGGTCGAGCGCGCGGGGGGTAGCGATGGCGGGGCGGCCGAGCGCCATCAGCCCAGCTCCAACACGTCTTCGGCCATCTGCACGACCCGCACCGGGTCCGTGCCCAGCAGCTCGATCTCGAACTGCGTGCGTGAGTCCGTCAGGGGGAGCACGAACTCGGTTTCTTCGGTCACCGCGCGTTCGTAGAACTGCACGCCGTTGGCGTAGAACCGGACCAGCAGGTTGGTGTAGCTCTCGGCGCGCACCTGGGCAATCGAGAACGCGGTTGGCGGGGCCAGCCAGAGCTTGCTGCGCCACCGGTAGGTCATCGGGACCGCAGCGTCCCCGTCGAACTCGTAGATCGTGGTGCCGGACAAGTACACCGGCGTCACCGGGTGGACAGGCAGGCTCGGGTCGTCCGGCTCTGCGTTCTCATCCAGCACCATGAACAGCCGGTCGGTCTTCGGATCAACCCAGGCCGCGGTGAAATGGAACGCCATCTCCACCACACCAAACCCGTTCTGGCGGGTGTCGATCGCGTAGCAGCCCTTGTGCGTTCCGGTGTCGTACGACATCCAGTAGATGTCGTTGTGCGCCACCGCCGTGATGCTGCTGGGTGCCAGTGCCTGCCACTGCCGGAGCGTGAACACGTTCTCGGTCAGGTTGCGCACCTGCCCGACGCCGGCCACCGCCATCAGGCCGTCCGTGCCGGCGAAGACCACGCCAACGCCGGTCAGGTACGCCAGCGATCGCTTGCTGACACACGCATACGGCACTTCGGACTTGCTCATGGAGTACGCGGCCGGGTCGTTGCCGACCGCCACGTAGACGTGGCTTTCGGTGCCGATCACCACGGCGTTGTCCACGTTGCCGATCGCCACAATGGCCGTGTCGGTGTTCAGCCGGTACTCCACCGGCCAGGCGTGCGGGTAGTTCTGCGCCGACAGGCAAAGCTGGTTCTTGCTGAACCCGGCCATGACGCCGTTCGGCAGCGCCAGGATGCCCCGCAGGTCATCAGGGGGCAGCGCCCAGGTGTCGGACTCCAGCACCGCACCAAGTTCAGCGTCCGTCAGCAGGTCCACGTACTCGGCTTGCGCCAGCGGGGTCTCCGCGACGAACTGGTACGCCGTGCCGGAGTTGCCCGTGACGGCGCGGTAGATCCGCTTCTTCGTGATCCCGTAGGCGTCTGAGACACCCGACGGCGCTGCTGTCGGCGTGGTGACCGCCACACTGGCGCCGTCCGGCCGCGTGACCGTGGCGCTCGGCAGGCTCGGCGCCGACTCCTGGCCGAGATCGTTGACGAAGGTGAAGACGTAGGCTGTCGCGGTCGTGATGATGTCCGCGGCAGGGAAACCGGTAGCGTTGACCGTGAAGTTGTCGTACAGGGTGAACATGTTGTCGTCGACCGAGGTCAGCACGCCACCGCCGCAGTACCCCCCGATCGCAACCGCCATCGTGCTTGACGCCGTGGCCACCGTCACTCCGCCAACGAGCACCGTCGCGGTCACCGTCCGCGTGCTGTCCGCGTTTGTGGAGATGCTGACCCGCACCGTGTACCACGTCGTGCTCGCGGACGGGTGCGACGCGGTTGCCAGGGCTGCGGTCGCCGAAGCCGTCGACGCGGGCGACGAGTCCCACGACATCGCCAGCCCGAGGTGAAGCGTTCCGTTGGTGAGGATCACACCAAGTCCGGCACCGGTTGACGAGTTGGCGAAGCGCAAAGCCAGGAAGTAGTCGCCGTGGATCGTAGCCGTCACCGCCACATCCGCCGACATCGTGAGCACGGTCGCGTTGGCGATCCCGAAGTCACGGTAGAAGTAGGCGGGGGCTTGGTTGGTCCGAACGGATTCAACGCGGAAGCTCGGTGCAGGGTTCCCGCTCCCGGCTTCGATCGTGACCGCGCTGAAGGTCGACCCGGAGTTCGTGTACCCGGATGTCGTCCACCCGCCCAGCGTTGCGCAGGCATCGGTGGCCGTGACGTTGCCCGCCGCCGATTCCGCAGCAGTGACCGTCACGGCGGGCGTCGTGTCCGGCGGAGGCACCCCCAGGGGGCGGGTCTGCGTCGGGTACGGGTGCGCACCGCTGGTGGCAAGCGCCAGGGTGGTCATGCGCGGCTGCGCGTACTCCGCGGGGCCTGTGAGGTACGTCCGGTACGTCGTGTCCCCGCCGGTAGTACCGCGCGCCACGTCCACGTCGGAGTCCCAGGACAACCACGCCGTGCCCGCGAGCCGATAGATGGTCCGCACCGGCCCCGTGTTTGACAACCCCGCTTCGGTGGCGAACTGCCGCCACGCGGTCAGGTCACCGGACAGCAAGCGGGCGTTTACCGCGGCTTGCGCCGCGCTGTCCGGCAGGCCGCGCGGCGTGCTTCGGGGGAGTTCGCCGCGGAAGTTGTCGATGGCAAGGCGCATGTCAGCCGAGGGTAACGAACGGGGCAAGAGGTGCCGCAGGCGGCGTGAAGCTGCTGCCAGTGTAGACCTCGACGGGCAGGACGCGAAGGTCGTCCATGTACGAGCTGCCCTGCAAGTCCGAGCCGATGGTGATCGTTGCAGGGCTCACCGCGCCGACCAGTGCCCCGCGGTATCCGGTGACCAGGAGCGTACCGTCCTTGTAGATTCGCACCGTACCCGCGCCGTCGCCAGAGCACACGGCGATGTGATGCCACACGCCCGTCGTGTACGCGCTTGCGGTCTGAACAACCGGCCCGGCGGCTTGGTAGAACTGAGGCGTGCTGTTCGCTTCGTTGTACGTGTGCCGAACGGCCCAGACCATCGTGCCGCCGGAACGGTACTCGACCACCGTGCCAACCACAGGGGTCGACGTGGGGCGGAACACCCAGAACTCAATCGTGAACGGCCCAGTACCGAACGCAAAGTCGGCCATGTGCTGGTCCGTCGCCACCGGGTACGTGACTGGCGTTGCTGGCGCGGTGAACGACGCGGATCCGAACTTGGCGGTTGCGTCCGTCCAGGCCGCAGCCGCGGGGTCCGACACGAAGGTGCGCCCACGGCAAGCGTCCGCCAAGTCGCCGTCGAAGTGCATCAGCAGCCCCGGGTAGCTCGTCGGCGGCGGGGGGTGCGGGATGCGCGGGATGCGCGCGCCTGCGCTTGCGCCGCGCGGGATCACAACGCCCCCATGTCGCCGCAGAGCAGCCAGATGTTCGCACTGCGCTTCACGAGCGTCAGCGTGGCGTACCGCCCTGCCGCCGTGGCGGTGAACGCGGCGGTGCGGTACAGGAGCGTCACCCCCGCCCCGGGCTGCACCGCCAGTCCGGCGGCGCCTGCCTGGAACAGCACCACGCAAGAGCCCACCGGCAGGTCCGTCGCCGCGTCCCCGGTGTCCGCGGGCACGGTGATCGTCTGCGTGCCGGTGCTGCCGGTGGTTGCGATGCCGTTCTCGGCGTCCCCCCGCACCAGGGTGGTGTTGCCCGTCACGTCGCGCCACACCATGCCGGCCATGGTGACCGTCACGGCGCCGGAGTTCTCGCCAGTGCCGCGAGTGACCCGCCCACCAACGAAGTTGACCGTGTCGGCGTCGGCCGCTCCCAGGTTCGTGCCGTTGGCTTGGAACTGGATGTAATTGGGAAAGCCCTCAGCCGCCGGTGTCGGGAACGCCGAGACGACGGGGGTCAAGCCGAAGGTTGCCATGGTGGGTCACCTGATGAACGGGCGCGGGCGCACCCGCTGGGAGCCCATGTTGTGGCTGCGCTGCACCTGCGCCTTGGCGTTCGAGATGCCGCTGCGGAAGTCGCGCTCGTGCCGCTCGGCGGCGTTCGGGTCTGTCCACGGCTGGCCTGGGATGCGCAGCAGGTACGCCAGCGCCCCGGCCTCGACCTCGTTGCTGAACTGGGCCAGTCCTTCGCCGGGCACCCACGACACGTTTTCGGTCTTGGGTTGCACCACCGCGGTGTAGGTGATCCCGTACGCGCCGTCCGGCACGGTGTGCAGCACGAACTGCCCGTGCGGCACGTAGGCGAACACCGTAGGCCGGCCCTGGGGCAGATTCGGGTTCCACGTGCCTGGGTCGCTGGCCACGGCCGGCCAGCGCTGCTCACGTCCGCCGATCGTCTGTGTCACCTGGACGGCGCGCAGGCCGATGATCTCCAGGTAGGGGTCCGAGCCCATGTCGTACTGCGCGACGCCGCCCGATGTCGTACCCGAGGCGTTGATCGTGACGAACTTCGTCTGCTCGCAGAAATCGCGGTACGCACGTACGAAGGCCCGCCGCAGCGTGACCGTGGGGCAGCGCCGCACGATCTGGGCGATGTTCGTCAACTGGTCATTGACCTGAACGAGGCTCATAGGTCAGGGCTCTGCGAGACGTGCGGGACGGTCGTGGCGGTCGCTACGGACTTCGCGCCGAGGGCCTGTGCCCACTGCTGCCGGTACGCGGCGGCCTTGGCGAGGTCTTGCCGCTTCGAGTTCTTGGCGTAGGCCCGGCCGATCACGTAGGCCGTGATGGCTGGCTGGTAGATGTCCAGCAGCGGGAACGTGTCCGTCGTGGCGGTCAGCGCAGCCGGTGTGCCCCCGTAGGTGCCGTACAACTGCCCTCCACCGTCGTTCGGAGGGCTGACCAGGAACTTGCGCGGCGTGCGCGGATCGACGGCGAAGTTCTCCACCTCGGCCTGCTGTGTGGCCGCCGGCCAGAAGCGGTTCGCTTCCTGCAGCAGCGCCAGGTCGGTCACCGTGACGGTGCGGCCGGTGCCGGTGTTGTGGGTGATGTCGATCAGCAGCACCCCGCCGGTGGGCAGGGCCTGTACGATGCCGGCCACCAGCGGGATCTCGCCAGACACCGGGTAGATGTCGGGCTTCGCCGCCACGGAGTCGCGGATCGCCTCGTTCAGGTAGATCAGCAGCTCGGCGTCGGTCCACGCTACGGCTCCGGCGTCCAGCAGCGTGTGCCGGGCGGGGGTGAGGATGTCCGACGCCAGCATGCCGATCAGGCCAGCGAGCCTGCCGCGTCAGCCAGTTCCGCCACGCGCTTGCGCAGGCTGCGGATGTCGGCGGTGGGGTCCAGCGCAGCGCCGAACTCGTTCATGGCGAAGGCCACCAGTTCATCCTTGGTCGCCTTGGACACGTCGAACGGATGGTCGTCCACCGAGGCCGCGGTCACGGTACGGCCGTGGCCGCCCGAGCGCAGGTAGGCCATGCGGGTGGTGATGTCCGCCTTCGGGTCGCCATGGTACGGGCGGTACTCCTGGAGCAGACGGATGTTCGGGACGTTCGGCATCAGCCGCCCGTCCTTGGTGTTGATGAGCAGCGGCGAGGACGTGTCCTGGCGCTTGGTGCTGGCGTGGCGCGTGGCCATCGCGTCCGCTTGTGCGGCTGAGATCGTCATTGCGGCGTCCCGGGGTAGGTAGATGGGATTGCGGCGCCCGTAGGCGCCGCGATCTGGTCAGTCGATCACTGGCCGTCGGCGCCCGGGGTGGCGCGGTGCTTCACCGCACCGCCACCGCCGCCCGTCGAGCGGTTGATGGCCTGGGGCGGGTGGAATCGGGCCTTGGCCTTGCCGCCGGCCTTGGACAGCTCGCTGGAGATGGTGTCCGCGGGCATCTTGGCCGTCATCGACGGCGCGTAGGGGTTCGAGGTCTTCATCTTGGGTTCTCCTGGGGAGCAGGCCGCAGTGCGGCAATGATACTGGCTTCGTGAGCTTCTGGATGGTACTTCGACCGGGCAGCCTTGACGGCCGCCGCGGCTTCGTCCTTGCTGGCGAACTGCCCGAGATGGATGTGCTTCTTGCTTGCGCTGATCTGCGCCACCCACACGGTCCGCCGTTTGTCCCAGTACACCCCGGTCACACCGGACGTATTGTGCCGGCGCAGCCCATGGTAGTTCTGGGTATTCACTGTGGCTGAGGCTTCGCGTAGATTGGAGATTCGGTTGTCAGACCGGTTTCCGTTTACGTGATCGATCTGCCCGACAGGCCACTTCCCGTGCACAAACAGCCAGACAAGGCGATGCAGCTTGATGTCTCGCTGCATCACCGTGACTGTCCGGTAGCCGTGGCTGTCGTTCCAGCCAGCCGCTACACCTGGCTTGACAAAGCCGCCGCGCGAGTTGCGAGCAACGCGCCAGACAACTTCGCCAGTCTCAGCGTTCACGTTCAAAAGCTCTTGAAGCTGCTCAAGCGTTGGCATAGGTCTCATCGGGACTCCTTGCAAGAGCCCCGATATTAACCTATTTATCCACGCCTAATGACGGCAGTGCCCACGTACTTCGGGCCGACGACCTGGTAGCCGTAGACCATCAGGCCGCGGACGATGTACCCGAAGTCGTTCGGGTTCTGGATCATCTCGCACTCGACCACCTGGGCCGCGAACGTCAGGCCGGCGCTGTGGCCGAACATGGCGTAGTGAGCCTGGCCGGGCGAGGTCTGCGCCAGCAGGTTGCGGCTCTGATAGACCGTGAATCGGTCGATCTCACCGATCTTGCCGTTGCGCAGGATCGAAACGCCGTCCCCGGCCAGGGAGGCGATGCGCAGATCGCTCTTCTTGATGAGCGCCACGGCCCACGGCGGCAGCACGATCCAGCGACCCTCGTCGGACACAGACTGCTCGTCGAGCACGGTGCCGCAGTCGACGATGAAGTCGACGACGTTGGTCTTGGTCAGGCCGTACGGCGTGGACGAGTCGCCCAGGTTGACGCTGGAGCTGTCGGCGCCCGCGGCGGTGCCGTGGTTGCTGGCGT